TCCGCCATCGTTGCTTGGATAACCAGCAACCCAGAATGGATATTTACCGGCAACGTCATACCAATTATAAACGCCGCTGACGACGTCTTGATGTCCGATGTATAAAACACCATTCTTGCCAGTTAAAGCGCTTATACGGTCTAAGAACACCTTTGGTTCGTCTCCTGTGATAGATGGATAACCTTGTGGACGTTCAAAATCAAATATAGGCACAATTCCGGGTGTATCTAAATATGATTTTGCATTGTTGTAAAAATAGTCTGCTTGTGCCGTTGTGTCAATCGTACCAACAACGAAATGATAAACACCAATAAGTTTGTTTTTACTTTTTGCATAATCTATTTGTTCGTTGGCCAACGGATTAATATAGCTAATACCTTCACTGATTTTAACGATTGCAATATCGGCACCGTCTATGGCTGCTTGATAGTTTGATGCGTTGTTGTCTGAAACATCAACCGCAATTAATGACATATTAAACCCCTTCCGTTTCTCCTTCGATAATTTGATTAGATGCTAACTTGTCGTTATTTGCGTCTGGTTTGACGTCTAACGGACTTTGTTGCTTAACTGTATCTAACTTACCATCTGCCTTGTTAGATGCGTAAGCGCTCTTTATATAGGCTAGTATTTGTTCTTCTGTAAACTTGTCGCCAATACCTGACTTGTCCAAGCGATTTTTTAAGTCGGCTGCTGCAACTTGTTGCTGCTGTAATCCACCACCAAAAATTTGTTGTGCCGTCAATACAGCTTGACTAGCAAATTCAAGTGCTGACTTGATATGCTCATTGCGTGTGATAGACTTTGCTTTAATCAAATATTTTGATAATGCGTAACCAACACCAGAAACAGCAATAATCTCAACAGAAACCTGCGCCCAATTTATTAATTCATTCATGTTTATTTCTATCCTTTTCTGCCGAATTTGGCTCTTCGCTAATGTATTGTATTTTTACATGAAACTCATCTTCTATCCACTTAGCAAAAAACTTAGGGACATACATTCCTGCTAGTTTCATGTTTGCTAAAATTGATTTCAATAAGTAATTTGCAACTGTTACTGTTATCGCAAAACTAACGAAATCAAACAGCATAGGAGAATATATAACGTCCCTGCCACCAATGTGTGTGGGAGCAATAGACATAACAATCGTGATTACCCATATTAACACTGGTAAGAAAGCTAACGGTAGAGATCGCCTTAGTCCGCCCAAACCACCATCAGAAGTTCTTGCTATGCCCTTGTTTTTACGCCACCTGCTGCCTAAGAATGTGTCATAAAAAATAAGTATAAATAATAGAATGCTTTCCGTCATACCATTTAAATTTGCGAACAAATACTTTAAAATATCTTCCATTACATTGTTCCATCCACCATATTTTTTTCTAAATCAGATGATGCCACGATTTCTTTTACTTTAGCAATTGCTTTTTGTTTTAAGTCATCTGTTTTTGACTGGAAAGTAACGCCATCATCTTTCGCGGTTAACAATACTTGACCGCTGAAGTAGTTTCTGTCATCGCTTCTGAAATCAACTACAATTGTCACTGAATCAATCTCTAAACCGTTAGCGCCATCAACCATACTTCTGTTTGTAATTTCTGCTGTTGCTATCATATTATCTCCTTAATCAAATGTAAGCCAAGTCGCATTAACATGTATTTCATTGTTAGATGGCTGAACATATGTTCCGTTGTTACTATATGCCGAAAATTCAAAGTGTCCATCTGGATAAAACTCCCCAAGATAATTGTAACCATAAGCACCAGCTTGTCTTGTTCCAAACTGATTAGATGGTTTGAATCCTTGTGGAATTGTAAATGCAGTTGTTATTGCATCCTTGTTCAAAATAGTATTTGGTAACATCCTACCGGTTAATGAAACCATGTTACCGACACGCGTTAATACAAGCGGAACACTAGCTGCTGTAAATCCGTTTTGAAAGTTTACAGTAGCCGTTGTCTTTGGTTGAACGATATTGCTACCAAATGTCTTAACACCGTTTATTGTTTCGTTTCCTGAATTATGAACTACTGATTCATTAACTGCAAATGAGTTCCAAGAACCTAGTGTACCTGAACCAACAGTAGAGATGAACTGTCCCTGCCAATTACTGTTAAATGGTGTAACTATAATATATCCAGAACCACCATCGCTAATTCCTGATGTTACGACAACAGAATAATAGGAGTTTACAGGGGAGTTTTTTATTGTAGTATTTCTAACAAACCAAATACCAGCATACTTAATCATATTTTTAGCTACATCAATAAAATCTGTGAACTGTGCTTCTCTAGCGGATAACGAACCATTAATCGGTGAAGTGAATGTTTTATTACCGTTGATTGTCTCATTTCCATTGTTGTGAACGACGGTTGCGTCTTTTGCGAATTTTTGCCACGTTTGTTGAACCGTAATAATATTTTTATCATCTCGAGATAGAATTGCAAAAAACGTATTTCCTGTTGCATGCTCTGTTAAAACTAATTTAGTCCCAGCCCAGCTATTAGTGGTATATCCTGACAAATCATAAGTCATTAGTCCAAAAGCAAGGGTTACTCCGTTCGGAACATTTTTTAGTGTAGATGTTGTCGCAACGTTTTGTGAGATATAGTTAAAACCAGGCTCTATAATAGTATATAAATCCGTTCCGCTTGATAACATTTTATTTGAAAATTTACCATTGATTGCTAGTGAGAATGTATTATTACCAGTCCAAGTATTAGCATCCGTTCTAATGTTATTATTTTGTGCTTTTAATGTATTGACATTTGTATTCAAAGCATCAACATTGCTTTGTACAGTTTTTGCTTGATCTTGCGTTGCATTTAATGTTACTTGCGTATCCTTTAGCTTGTTATCCATGTCTGTTTTTATTTTATCAACCATAGTATCAACAACAGAAATATAGTTACCAGCTTCTTCTTCTGTTAAATCAACAGCTTCAAATACTTTGACGCGGAAATTAGCTCCTGACGCAGCTTGGTCGTCTTTACTAAATTTAAAGTACGCTTTGCTAAACTCACCAATATCTTGACCCCAAGCTTTGGTTGGTGTGTAGGTAAATACACCTTGTTGTGTATTGTCTACTTGAACATTTGCATCAACTATTTTATGGTTACCAGCAGTAGTACCCATAAAAGCAGTTGTCCATCCAGTTAAGTCAAGTGGTTCGCCGTTACTCGTTACCGTGACCGTCAATGATTGATAATTGCCGTCACCTTGTCGCAGCTCAACCATTGGGTTTTGAAACTCTGATTTAGTTGTATCAATATTTAAAACTAAACCTTTAGCCATTATTTACCTTCTTTTTCTTTTTCACGATATGAATCAATTAATACTTCATACTGTGCAATGACAAGTGTCATATTAGCGTTTTGTTGCAATAACTTTTGAATGACTTTTTCATTATCTGGTTGCATAATTATTCTCCTACCTTAGTTGATAACATACTCTTTGAAATTTCATCAGCAATACGATCAAGCTTTTGTTGACCAGTCATATTTAACCAGTCAGCACGGCTAATAACAACTGTTCCTGTCTCGATTGACGTTCCGGATTCAAAGGTAACACCAAACACCAACTTAACTGTCTGTGTATCAGCATCCGGAATCTCATTTTTCATTTGAATATTGTTCATTTTTCTTTTAACCTTTCAATTTCAAGTTTCTGTTCTAATACCATATTACGCAAGTTACGAATAACCGGTATCAATGCTGCGCCAATCTTTTCATATTGAATACCATGCAGTTCACCAGTTTTTTCATCTTTAATAACAAAGTCATCAAGATTAGCTTTCACCATATCTTCCGCAAGCAATCCGTAATATCTACGGTTACTCATGTCTATCTGATGATCTGGTTCAATACCGTTTTCCTTGTAGTTTCTGATTTGTTCATCATCGCCCTTATCTTGCCAAGTTAAAGGGTCAAGTGTTAATAGTTTCTCTCCAGCATCTCCTTTTGGATCATACTCTAGATTAGTCTTATATTTAACAGATGATGACAATGCTGTAACTGCACCATCTAATGCTATCTGTAAACTAGCCCCACCAGAACCATACTTGATGTTACCAAGATACAAATAACCGTTTTGTCTAGCTTGAACCATCCAAACACCTTTGGAAGCCAGGCTGACATTTCCTTGGTTAGAATAAAGGTTTAATGTGTTAGATGAACCAACATAAAACTGTAAATCCTGACCTTGCTGTAATTTAGCTAAATCGGTTGTTGCGCCGTTTATTTGTTGCCAGCTTCTACCACTGATTAATTTAATCGTGTTAGCATAGACATCACCAGACGTATTAACAGAGAAACGCGGGTTATTTTGATTATAACCAATATACATGCCATGACCGGTAAAGAATGAATAGCCACCAGTTTGACTTGGATTATCGGCATCTTCTTGAGATATACGCAATCCAGTCATGCCGAGTTCTGCATAAGTATTCAGCTTATTTGTTCC